TTGTAAAGTGACTAGCTGATGAAACCGTTACTCCAGTAACAGGAACTCTTGTAGGCACTGGAAATTCAAAAAGGCCATACACAGTAGTTGAGTTGATACCTGACCCAGCTATAGGCAGTTCCTCATTTGGTGTAACCGTTGTTGTTGTTGGATAAACAGGGCAGTAACGCTGGCACAAAGCCAACTCAGTGCCATACGGCCTGTAGTCAAAGCTCGTTGCTGTTGAGCCTTTCTCAAGCTGAACGCCAGTGATGTAGAAGGTTGCGCTGAGTGTTGTGACGATTGAGACTGCGCCAGTCACACCATCAAAGTTGGATGCTGCCCATGCACCTGCTGTGCCACGGCGACTTGAACCTGAACCAATATCAAAAGTAACGCCAACACCAACACCGTTAGTTGCGCCAACCCAAGTACCACTTGTATCGCCAGCAATAGTGACAGATTTCTGTTCCCATGTATTTGCTGCGTTGATCGTGTAGCTGAATGGATATGATCTATTTGACGTTGCATTTTTAAGTGAACCGCCAAATGTGCCTGTGATACTAGATTTGACCCAATAAGACAGAGTAACGGTGGCAGCACTTGCTGTACCAAAAGACAAATCAGCGGTGTTAAATCCTTCAATCCTTTGTAAAAGAAATCCAGCTTCAGAAGCGCCAATAGAGCCTGCTGCGGTGGTGACGCTTAGTTTCAAAGAGTTCGAAAAACCAGAAGGAGCATCTTCAACTTGCTCTGCTGATAAAACACATCCTGAGTTTTCAACAACTTGCCAGCGGTCAACTGTGTAAAAGTTGGAGTCGTTTGGAACGGTCACCGCCGCCCCCGCATTCCTCTGGTCTATGGTCATTGCGCCGTTTATCAGGCGATTCTTGAACCCAAATCCACCACCGCTGTCATAGGCCGCAGCCAGATCAGCTAATTTTGCAGTTCTACTCATACATTCTCCTTATAAGCCCAACGGAAACCGTGAGCAGATTTTGCCTTACCCATGCAGCATTTTGAGATGCCAGAAGTTGCGCCATTGCAAGCCCTACCAGCATCAGATACAGACTCAAATACCACGCCATCATCCAATCGTACAACGGCCTTTGATGGTTTTCCGCAGCCATCTGGACGCTTCCTACCATACAAAGGACTATCTTTGCCTTTCGGCTTTGGTACGCCTCGTAGGGGACTTGGTTTGCCATACATGCCGTTCAATGGGCCAATCAGACGACCAATCATTTCAGGCCGTGTGCCACCTTTATTTGGGTGAGGCTTTCCATACCGATGGTTTGCCTCTCCAGCGCCAGCGCCATCAAGACCATTTTCAAGAATGCAGTTTGCCCATCCAGAGTCTTTCACAATGTCGTTTTCTTTGCTGAAATTTAGCGCAGCAGACATGCATCGGTCTTTGTCAAAATAAACACCAAGAACACCAACAGTCACATCACGACCATGCAACCTCATGTGCCGCTTCCAGTACACGCCGCTACCCTTGTACTTGTGCAAAAACCCAAGCCGAGTTGTTTTGCAGAAATACTTTAGGCCAGTAACGTTGTGCGTCATTACCAGAAGAGCGGTGGGTGCAAAGTCCATATTAGCCCAGCGAGCTATCAGCAATGCTGCCTATGTTTGCAAGTGATGCTGCTTTTCCCATTATGCGTTTCCTTTCAAAGCGGCTACGTCTGCCTGTAATTGGGTGATGGTGCTGGCTTGGGTGTCGATGATTGCCTTCATCTCTTGGATGGCTTTGAAAGCAACGGCAACTAAAGAACCATAATCAACACCAAGTTGTTTTTCTGGGTCGCCTGACACAACTTCTGGAATAACTTCTTGAAGCTCTTGAGCAACAAAACCAATGTAAGTTCCTTCAACATCTACCCTTTCATAATGTCTTGGCTGTGTCTCCAAAACAGTAGCAAGTCCATATTCAATATTACGCACATTGGTTTTTAATCTTGCATCTGATGCGTTTGTCCATGCGCCAGCACTGCTTAAATAGCCTTCGTTTGTTCCGTTATAAAAATAAAGATTATTGCCACCACCCATATATATGGCCCGATACGCAGCAGAACCAGAATCTTGAATTGCAATTCCTTTGCTTGCCCCCCTAAAGGTTGCAATAGAGTAAGTGCTGTTTGCAGAAGCCGTTGCCCCCACCAGCAAGTTACCGCTGGAGTCGATAGCTACACGGGTAGTGGCGGCAGTTAAATCATAAAAACCCAACATCCCCGTACTTGGGAAGTTATAGTTAATATCAAAACCATCAGCGGCCCCAACAGTAGCCAATCGCATAGTTGCAATACCAGTACCACGCTTGTTTGCAATAATTGCCGCACCATCATTTGTTCCGCTGGACGAAACTTCAAGGTTTTTTGTCCGTAATGCCGTTGGCGAACTCGTACCAATCCCCACATTACCAGAGGAGTCGATACGCATAGCCTCCGCACCACCCTCAGAGAAAGCAATAGTGTCAGCCGCAGGGAAGAAGATGCCTGTGTTGGTGTCGCCTGTAGTGGTGATGGCAGGGGCAGAAACAGTACCAGCTTGAACAGTTGTCACACCAGTAATGGTGACAGCACCATTCACAGTACCGCCACTCACAGCACTCAGCGCATCAGCAACTGTGAAGCTCTTGAACGCAATGATGTCAATGACATCGCCAGTACCAGCAGCTACAGTCAGCACAATGCTTGTGCCGTTGCTTGCGGTGTACTCAGATGTGTCCAACGTCACGCCATTGCGATGCACAGCAATGTTGTTGACCGTGTAGGTCAGCGTGGCACTTGCCGCATCAGCGCCACTGAATGTGGTCTGACCGCTTGTCGCAACATAGCGGAAGCGCAGCAGTGAAGTAGCGCCAGCAGATGTGGCTGTGATCCAGCTTGCGCCGTCATACACCTTCATCACGTTCTGGGTTGTGCTGAAGTACAAAGCGCCAGCGACCAAGGCATTGCCATCGTTGTCTAGCGTTGGGTCGCTTGTCTTAGTGCCAAGGTAGCGGTCATCAAAGCTGTCAAGCGCAGAGGCCGCAGCCGCAGCAGAACTGGCGGCAGCAGTTGCACTACCACTTGCGGCAGTTGCGCTGTTTGACGCATTGGTCGCCTGAGTGCTGGCTGTGCTTGCTGATGCCGCAGCGTTTGTCTCGCTGGTAGCGGCATTGCTGGCAGATGTACTGGCAGCAGACGCAGAGCTGGCAGCGTTGGTTGCCGATGTACTGGCATTGCTGGCTTGGGTTGTTGCAGTGCTTGCAGATGCCGCCGCATTGGTGGCTGATGTGCTTGCAGAGCTGGCGCTGTTGGATGCGTTTGTCGCAGAGGTCGATGCGTTGCTGGCCTGAGTCGAGGCTGTGCTGGCAGATCCGCTTGCGGCAGTAGCAGAGCTTGATGCTGAACTTGCGCTGGATGCCGCAGCAGTTGCGCTGGTCGATGCATTGCTAGCACTGGTAGAAGCGGCAGAAGCGGCAGTCTCAGCGTTTGTTTCTGCTGTCTCAGCATTAGTCTCGGCAGTTTCTGCTGCTGACTGAGCGGCTTCAGCAGCGGCTTGTGCGGCTTCAGCGGCAGTCTGTGCATCTTGTGAAGATTCGTTATCAACAAACAAATCCCACTTGGCAGAATCAGCGTTGGTAGTAATTGGCTGAGATCCGCTTGATGTGTGAGATGTGTTGCAGTAGTAGACGTTTCCAGTTGATGTGTCTTTGACGATGTCACGCTTGTTGTACGCAACACCAGCCGCCCAGTTACCACGGTTATCGCCAATCACTTCACCAGTTGTTGGATCGCCATTGGCATCAAAAGCCAGCGTCTTGTTGGCTCGTACTGATGCCCTTGGCAGGGTCATGTCAATGGTGGTTGGATCTGTCTGTGGTGCGATCAAAGCACGTTGCAGGGCTTCAGCATTCTGCTGGGCAAAGATGGTCTGCTGATCCATCTCGTCATTGACAGTGTTGGCAAAGAAGTCACCACCAGTCACAAAGTCAGTAGTACGCTGAATGGTGCGGTTACCAACAATGGCAATCTGAGTAGCACCAGTGGGTGCGGCTGTCAGAGTGATAGAACCTGTGCCATTGCTGTTGATAGTGACTGTGTAGTTTGTGGTCAACGTCAACAGAGTGTCGTCACGATAGACGGCAATGTCGGTGTTAGCCAGAATCTCAAAGGTAAAGTTGTACGGCCCAGTACCACTGGCTGTATATACCACTCGGCGTGTTACGTTGGAAATTGGGATCGCCATGATCAGTCCATCCTTTTAGAAATTGTACGATTACTTGGCATATTTGCCTACCCTTGGAAGCCTGTTTTGAGCAGTTTCTATGCGGCGTTGGATGGCAGTAGAAAACTTGCTGTTTGCTATCAAGTCCTGCTTTGCCGCTTCCGTGAACGAACTGTAGACTTCAGCAATATTCTGCTGTCTGACATACTTATCCATGTCTTCAAAGCCTGGCGCTTTGGTGCGCTCCACGATGGCATCCTTCACCCGCAAGCCCTGACCGTCAGTGATCTTGCCAAACTGACGCATCATGTATTCGTACTCGTCTGGCTCCAGCTTGACGCTGACACCGCCAACAGTAACAGCCCGATTAGGCTTCTTGATAGACATGCCAAGCTCAATCATGATTTTGTCTGCTGGACGTTGTTTGCTAGTGGAGAATCTGATGCCACTAGACGATGCCAACCATGGATTGGCTGGGTCAATGTCCATCATCTCTTCACCAAGGTAGTCATATTGTTTACCTAAGGAGTCGCTCAGGAACGGAGTCTTAGCAACAGACTTGTTTATACCTTCATACCAACCTTTTATTACAGTAGGCAAGTTGGGAGATTCTCCAGTCTCACGCTTGTTGGGATCAACAATACGCTCGATTTGCGCTCTGGCACTGCTAAACATGCCAGGAGGAGAGCCTTCAATGACATACTGTGCCGCAGTGCTTGCAACCTGATTTAAGGCATCTTTGAACGCCTGCTTGGGGTTGGGTATGGTTTGGCTGAAAGCGCCAGCAATCGAACTTATACCAGTCAAAAATGGCTGTTGACCGACATAGCTATACAAACCCCATGTTGCACCAAGAATAGCCTGAGCGACCAAGTCTTCATCGTCCTCATACCGAGCATATTCCACGGCATCAGCCATCATTGCCATTGGGCCAGCAAGCGGGTCAATGCCACGGAATGGAACATACAACCGTTGATCCTTACCAATGGATGGATCAATCTTCATGGTTTTAAGGTATTCAACAAACTCAGCATCCCACTCACCAGGCTGGAACACAAATGAGTATGGCTTCCAACCGCTGTCTAAATAGATCTTTCGCAAATTAGCGTCGCCAGGGCCACCACCTGTAATGCGACCATCTGCAACATATGATCCAACGCCAATCATTAATGTTGAACCCATGCCAAATTTAGCCATGGCAAGTTCACGCTGTGCGCCACCAGCAGCCATGTCTTTGCGCCACTGGCTGGACAAGAACGCCATTCCACTGTGTTGCATTGACTCACTTAAAACCCATGTCGGAGTCTTAACAAACGGCATGGTAATTCTGCCAATCAGATGATCTTGTGCAAGCTCTTGTATTTGCTTGGAAGCGCCAGTCAGCTTACGGCTGAATGTGATCATTTGGGCAAAGTCTGAGGCGGCTTCATCAATGTTGGCTGGTGGATTAGCCAATGTGTCGCCCATTACTTTTAACTCAATTTGTGCGGCTTCTTCTGCTGTCTTGCCATTGGCAATAGCCTCACGCCGTGCTTTTGCGCCAGCACGATATGACTGTGCGGTCAATTCAGCACGATATCCAATTGTCTTAAAAAACTCATCCATTGCCATGATTGGACGACCACCAAGCAATGTGACAAAGTTAGCTTGGAAATTAACACCTTTAATCAATGCTTCATTTTCAAAGCCATAGTCTCGTGCATCAAAGATGTTGTACTGGCCTTCCAACTTCATGCCGCCATCATCTAAAAGACTTTGCCCAGCCCTTTGCTCACGAGTAGTACCAGTCTTTAATGCCTGCCAACTAAGGCTCATGCCATCTCTAAAGCCATGAATCATGCCAGACAGCAATGCACCAGCCTCACCAAGCTCAACTTCACCAGTACCGCCAAAAGCACGTTTAGTAGTACTGATGCCTCCAGCAATTGCTCGTGTTGCTACGGTGCTTGCCAGCATGGTTGTGTTTGATGCAAAGTTGACAACGTGAGTGCCAGTGGCAGACAGCAAGCCATTTTTCCAAGTACGATCCCATAAGTCGCCAATTAGTCCAACCTTGCTTACCTTGTTAAGCAACCCTTCTCGTGCGCCATCATCGGTCAATTGCACAAACTTCTCAATCATCAACTTCAAGTTGTCAGTCACATTTGGATCTGCCAACATCTTTTTCATCTCAGCATCATTAATAGATGGAATCTTGACGTTGCCAGCTTCATCCATGATGCCAGAAGCTTTGCCTTCAGTGATCTGCATACGACCAACAGCAGTACCTTGTGCAGATCGAGTACGAGACAAAATATAAGCATCTTGAACAGCGCCCTGCAAATTTAACTGCCGCAACAGTTTGGCTTGCAATACTGTGTCATCAGGGTTCAGATATGCCTGTCGTGCCAAAGTATAAAAATCGGTCATGCTTTGGTAAGTGGCAAGACGCAGACGGAGTAAGTCAACAGGAATTTCGTTGTATTGTTCTTTCATTGACTGTAGATCAGCAAGAATGTCAGAGCCAAAGCCCTTTTCCTTAGCCGCAGCCAATGTTTCTTCCCATGTCATTTTGTCAACTTTGATGCCTGTTGCGTCAGACAATGCGTTGACAGTCTGCTTGAAATCATCAGGGCCATCAATGCGCTCGACATTGATCAGCGTGTCTGGTGGTTTGCCAGTAACAGGTGCAGTCTCAATCTTTGCCTCAAAGACTTCTAATTGCTTTGGCAACTCTTCAAGCTTTGCCGCTGGTGTTGGAGCCGCCTTAGCTTTGCGTGGCTTTGGTGTAGCAGGGATAGGCGCAGGAGTCCCCGCTGGAGTAGGCGATGGCGTGATTACCTTCTCGCTCTCTTGCAACAGATTCTTTTCAGCCGCAGCCTTTTCAATTTTGCTACCTGCTGGGTTACCAAAGTCTGTGACAACCTTGGTCAACCCTTTGATGATCTTGTCGCCAAGACCAGCGACTTGGATTGTGGTGTCGTCACCAGCATCAGCAAGTTCTACATCAGCACGAGGCAGATCAGCAGGCAATTGTTGCTCTGCCTCAGCAGGCATGATTTGACTTAGACGCTGATCAAGAGATTCGTTTGCCATTATTTATTCCCCATGACAGCTTCGCCAACTTTTTCTACAACCTTTTTTCCACCCTTAATTACCAACTTACTAGCAGCGCCAACAACAGGAACTGCATTCAATAGCTCAAGTGTGTCTTCCATCTTCAGCTTGGATGTACCGCCAATACCGCCAGCACCTTCAATTGGATATTCTCCATAGCTGATTTGCTCAAGCACACGACCAAGATCGCCAACAGTCAAATCCTTCAACGTCAGATATCCAACATTTGGAAATCCAATTATGTTGAAATCAACAGCATCTGCACCAGTTTGAATAGCTGTGCCAATAGCACCAAGCGCATCTTGGTATTTATTGCGAGGTGTGGCTTGCATAGAGTCAGGCGCTTGCTCAAGCTTTTGAGGCAACGGTGGATACGTTGCGTTCAAGTAGTTGTCGATCAATGATTGTTCAAGTTTTGTTGCCATCATTTACCACGCAATATTTTTTGTTGTTGACGCAATGAAGAAATATTATCATTTGGTTCAGTAAACTTATATTTTTTAACCAAGTCGTCAATGTTTGTGCTTTCGTCAATGACAATGACAGCAGGCAATTTATTTTCCTTAACCATATCGTTAATCACATTTTTGATTTCATTGCGGGCTTTTGTTTTGTTAGCATCAGCACGGTCAGTAGTGTTGTATGTTTCCTCTGCACTACGAGCAATTTGCTTGTATGGGATTGGCACACCAGGATTGGTTTGTCTAAATGCATTTACTTCAGACTCATAAATATCATTAAGACGTTCATTCTTTTTGATTTTGTGTTCGTCTCCTTCGCTTGAAAACAAACTGACAACATCAGGCACACCAGACACACGGCGCAAATAGCGAGCGGCATCTGCTTGGTCTTTGTTATATCCTTCCAGCAACTTACTGTTCAGTCGGGTATATTGCTGACCACTCATGCCAGACCGCATTGCAACACGCTTCAGTTCTGCTGGATCTGTGATGTCGCCAAACACAATGCGTGTCTCAATGTTGGCATACGCATATGGGTCGCCATCCTTTTGCTCAGGACTCAAGTACTTGTCCAATTGTTCTAACGAGAAGATGCCCATCTTTGCCACTTGCAGGGCAATGTCTTCCTTGCGCTTCATTGACGTATTCTTCTGATGAAACTCAATCATCAGAGTATTGGCATCTGCTTCTTTGCGGCGCTTATCTTCTTTCTGGACATCGTCATTCAATGTGCGGCGGTCAGCCAATGCCTGCATGTAGTTCTTTGAAACTTCTTCAACAGCTTTCAGATCCGTTGCGATCAAGTCTTGCAAGATGTGAGTCTTGTTACCAAGCTGTCCTTTGCGGATTGCATCAAGTGTTTGTGTTGGGCTTGCCAAGTACTGATCTGATGTGACAATTTTTGTCACCACATCAATTTTTGCCTGGCGAACAGCTTTGTCATATTCTGCTTGCAAAGCATTGCCACGCTCAAGACCTCCAATAGCTGTGGCAAATTGTCCAAGCTGTAATCTTTTTGCTTGAATTTTTACATTTGGCGAACGTGGTTTACCATTGTCATCAACTTCCAATGGCTCTTCCAACATAGGCTGAAGCATCTTGATTTCATTGTTCAAGGCTTGCTCCAACATCACCATGTCTTGCTCACGCTTACGCTTGGCTTCAAGCTCAAAGCCTTTGGACATGATGGTGCTTGCATACATGCCCATTGAGCTGACAAACTTCAGCGCAGCTTCACCATCTTCTTTGCCAAGCGCACGAGTGAAACCATCGGTCACACTCTTCATTTTGGTGGCAGCGTCTTTGACAGAGATCTCGTTATTCACAAGCTGGTCATAGACCTTGTTGTGTTCGTTCTTTGCCTCTACCTCAAAGCGACCAGACAACTCATAGCTGCGAGCCTTTTGCAAAGCAATGTCGTAGATGCTGAATCCTTTGCCCAAGGAGAAGTCAACAGGGATGCCATTCTTTGCATCTTCAATCTGCTTGTCGGTTACACGGTAGTTCTCAAAATAGTCTGTCAGTGCTTGCTCTTGGGCTTTCTTGCCAGCCTGTTCAAACAACGTGCCGCTCATGCGATCAAGAATCTGGCCTAATGTTCCAGCCGTTTGTGCTTGCGCTCTAAAGCCAATCTGGTCAACAGCCTGTGGCTGGATCTGTTGCATTGGCACATTACCAGCACTACGCAGTTGGATCTGTCCTGATTCAATTCTTGTAGCCATCACTTTACTTTCTTAGGTGTTGATGGCGTATAGGTCTTAGCAAAGTCCATTGCGCCTTTTGCCAATGTATATCCAGACAACAGATTGCCTTGCTGACGAGCAGCAGAAGCCGCCATCTCGTACTGACCAGCTTGGCGCTGTGCGGTAAAGTTGTTCAAGAATGTCTGGTACTGGGTGGACTGCACCAATGCGCTGGCATCTTCAAAGCCAAGCACCTTGGCTGTCAACGCATTCAAGTCGGCAATGCCAACGTCACGCATGGTTGCCGCTACGTTCTCACGAGCAACAGCCGCAACGGAGCCTTCACCGACAACAACACCGCTTGCCGCCGCTCTTGCTCTCATAGAAGCATTGGCTGACCGCAGATTCTTGAGCAGTGAGTTACCAGCAATGGTGTAGTTCTGAGCTTCAATCTCTGCCTTCTTGAGCATCCGACCAGCTTGGATCTCTGCGTACTGGTTGTCCATGTCTGCACGGACACTGGCAATGGCAAGGTTGTCCCTAGCCTGCACCATGTAGCCAGTCTGCTGATTGATGGCGGCAGCTTTCTGGGCTTCTGATTGCCCATAGGCGCTGATAAATCCTGCTGCTGCGTCGTAACTTGTTGCCATTTTTTATGTCCCTGGATGTACTGCAACCCTGTAGTCCAAGCCAAGCAAGGTCATTTTCAAGGGCAGATTTTGCTGTACTTCAATGGATTGTTCTCTACTGTAGCCAAGTACGCCGTTCACACGCTTAACTCCAGTAAAGGTTGGCTCAGGGTCATCAAGCAATGGATTGTCAAACAACCTAAAAGCCACTGGCTGGTTGTTGATGATCAAGTGCTGTGTGTCTTTCACGATTGGGCTGATCTCCACAATGCGCTTCTTGAACGACAAACGAGAGCCAGTTTGCAACTTGACCTCAACAGGCATTGTCTTGACGTACACAGTGATTGGCAATCCAACCTCATACGATGTGGTGCTAGCACGGTCAAACGTCACGGAGCCGCCACCGCTGACAGTCTCATTAAACTGCACCACGCCATCAGTGATCACGTTCAGCGCCTTGCCAATGTGAGGCAAACTGCTGGCGCTTGCCGCTGCACCACCAATGAACGCACAATCTGTAAACAGAGTGTCTGTGAACAACTCAACGAAATACCTGTCAACCGAGTTGAATGTGCGCTTGGTAACTGTGTATATGTTGGTGATATCTACGCCAACATCTAAGAATCTGCCATCGGTTGTGAACTCAGATGGGCTGGTTACTTGCTGTGAGCGCATGACACTGAATGCCGCCATACTGCCATCTTGCGTATTGGTCATCAACAGCAAGTCAGCGTCCTCAGTGCTGGACGCACGGCGCAACGCAATACGCTCTGGGTTCTTCAGTAAGTGACCTGAGAACAGCGAGATGCGCTGGGTGATGTACGTCAACTGGGTGTCAGAGAACACAAACTCATTGAGCGACTTACCTTGGCGCTGTATATACACAGAGCCAGAGTCCACAGATTGCACACGAGTGCCAGGTTTGATTCCGTTTCTGCTGACGTTCTTGAATGTGAATGTCAGTGGTGTGATCGGGTCAGTGCCAGCTTGTGGCACATAGAACTCACCGCCAGTGGTGAACACTTGGAAGTCACGAGAACTGATGATGTCAGTAATGACGTTCAAATCATTGGTGTCCAGCGTGGCTTCAACCGCATCATCGTCCAATGACTCTGTTGGAGCAAAGTCAAAGAACAACGCAATCTTGCTACCCCAGATGGTAGATGGACGAGACTTGGAGCCACCAAAATACAGGCGACCTTCATGGAAAGTAACGGTGCGAGGCCAGCCCTTGCCAGACGACCACACATCTTCATAGCCAGACTCATACTCCCAACTAGCACTTGCAACTGCTGCGGTGCTAAAGAATGGGTATTCTGTAATGGCGCTAACCACGGTTCCGCTGGTGTAGGCAATGATCCTTGCCCGACCCTGTGGCGACACGTTGACGTACTGGTTGACACTGCCTGCGGTAAAGACGCTAGCAGATGCCGTCAAAGTAATATTGCCAGACACGGCGCTGGGTGTCAGTGTCGCTGCTGGGTTGGTGGTGGTTATCGTGAAAGCATATTTTGGGATGCTGTCAAACGTGATTGATGTTGCTGTCCACAAAGAATCTGAAGCACCACGCACAATCTTGACTGGCTGTAAGTCTGGGTGGACAACGATCAGCGTGTCAGCAGACTGAGTCCAGCACATGTCATCAACCATGCTGGATGTGACGGTGGTGGTCAGGTAGTTGTTGCCAGTGCCATTGATGTTGGCAATCACAGCGCCAGCCTTGATGACGTACATGCGCTGGTGGGTAAAGCACAGCATGTAGCTGTCGTCCACAGAGAACTGGAACGGAACCAAGCGCACACCATTGCCAGCAGATGGGGTACTGCTGTTTGGAAGCTCTAGGATGTGTTTTAAGCCTGGTCTACGGCGCAGGCCACCTTGGGGTTGGATAAGGACGTTTGTGGCCTTTGCAAGCGCATTGGCATAGGTAGCAAGGTCAACCCTTGCACGGAGCAAAGGATCAAGCTCTCCTGTGGAGAAGTTTGTGGTTACGTCAACAAAACGTGCCATCAGTTCCTCACAGCAATAAGAGAATAATCTTCGATCACCCGCACTGGGTTGTTCTGTCCGTCAATCTGCATGGCTGTGCGGAAGTACCCGCCACGACCATTCTCTGAAATATCGCCAACGGCAACACGTTGCCAGTACTGGGCTTTGTCTGTTTGTTCGGTAATGGGCATTGCCAAGTGCCAAGACATCATGTACTTGAGCAGTTGGACAAAGTACTGCGGCATGGCAAACTCGCCAACGCTGTACTGGTAGTCAATGTAGACGCTGGTCAAGTTGGTCAACAAGACATCGCCTTGGATCTCCCAGTCCTTTTGCACTGGACTGCTAGGGGTGGCTGAGTTGTACACAGCACGAGGGTTGGAGATCTTGTCACCAGGCAATTGGTACTGGTACTTCCACACGGAAGTAGGTGCTGTCAACAACTGCGCCAGTTGAATCTTTTTAGTGCTGAATGTCCACGGATAGGTAGCCAGCGTGGAATCTCGGATGTCGCTATACAGACGGTCACAAGTGCTGGACTCGTCAGTACCATCATTGAAAGACGTAATAGCCTTGGCTCCCAGCATGATCAATGCATCTGAGCAAATTGAAATTCCTGTGTCGCCTGCTGCCATTTGAACCTCTCAATGTAAAAAAGGCCATCCTCCGAGAATCCCCAGAAGATGGCCTACTCAGTTGACTACTGATTAATCAGTATCAGTTGCAGTAACGGTCACACCGTCAGTGATGTCAACCACAGTACCTGTGTTTGAATTCACATAAGCGGTAGACATTACAGGAGTGCCACCAGTTGCCGAGTAGCAGAAGATCAAGTCGCCAACCTTGAGGATGGAAGCCACTGCATTGAAATACCCAGAAGCACGGATAACGCTTTGAGCGTCAGCACTAGAGTAGGTATAGATTGCAGGAGCGTTGCCAGCCTTGGATTGACCGCCGATTGTGTTAAAGCCTGTAGCTGAAAATGCCATGTTGTTCTCCTAGATTAAGTTTCACGGCAGGTGATCTTGACGATACCTTCATCGTCAATGGCGATAGCGCCAGCACTGAAAACCTCATTCACCAACCAAGAAGTCTTCTCAGCGATGTAGTTGATCTCAGTACGCATGGCAAGACCTTCGGCGTAGCCAACTGCATCCTTGTGGAATGCAAAGCAAGTACGATCCAAAGAACCGTCAATTGCCAAGCCACCTTCAGAGCGGTCACCCAACACATGGAATGTGAATCCCAAGAATGTGTTGATGTCGCCTTGCACCAATGCTTTCACACTGTTGAAGTCGGAGCTGGTAACGCTGGTTTCAGACAGCAAGTTGGACAAACCATTTGCGTGGATAAGGATATTGCGACCATCAGGTGGCACATTACCTTTGTCCATCAAACGCTTGGCTTCACGCAGTTTTGCTACGTTCATGTTGGTGTTAGAGCCACCAATGCTGTTAGCAACAGTCAAGCTGGTGCTAGAGCCAGTCAAGGCATCCAGAATCATTTGGTCTTGACGGCGACCCATAGCGCCAGCAACAACTTGCACCAATTCTTGGCGCTCGTCAAAGTTGACTTTAGCTTGGGAAAAGATGTCGCTGTACTCAGCAGCATTGAAGTCAGCCAACGTACAAGTGACGGTGCTGAATGCTACGTTTAAAGGTGTGACATCAGTTTGGGGAAGACGGACAGTGGCAACACCACGACCGACCTTGGGGAACTTGACAGTAGAACCTTCGACTCCTCGACGCTGGCGAACCGCTGGAACCAGCATTGCCTTACCTTGGTAGGCTTGCTTGACTTCCGCATCGAACAGAGTAACAAAGGCGTTGGATAGAGAAACGCTCATTTGAATACCTCATTAAGTTAATTGATCAGGGTTCTCGCCACGGTAAGCCTGAGAGTCAGGGCCATATGCTTGCTGGTTAAGCCAGCCAATCTACAGCATCCACTGCGGTTAAGGGTCTGTTGCCAGATATGCCTATGCTTACATTATATATATCACTTTTTAACACCTGTCAACACTTATTTAATCTAATCTCTATAAATGCCCTATGGTGAATGTTTGAGCAAAGCACAGCCTTACCGTGGTCAAAACCAAAGTTCGCCTGTGCTTCGATGTATGCCCTACGGAGCCATGCCATCGCATCACACTGAACAGACTTGCAGTCATTGCTGACCTACCACCTGGCTCTATTCTTAGCCCACCATCCCCGCTTTGGCTTGCCGTGTAACAGGGTTATTTAACAGGCAACCACTGACGTACCGCATTGCCTGCGAGTCAGAAAAGCAAAAACCCTCTGGTTCCAGCTTTCCACATCGCAGCGTGACCTCTTTCGAGGCTAGAAAGCTAGAGCCAAAGGGCTTTAGGGTGTCTTGCTGCGATGCTTGACGGATCAGAGTATAGACGAAAAAAAGCCCCCACGCAAGTAGGGGCAAAGGGCAACTGCTTGCCTTGGAGATTCTACTTAAATGTCGCTTGGAACATCTTTTCAACCTTTTGTCTGTAGGCAGGGTCAGTCTTGTACTTAGGATCTTGCACCATTTGGTACAACTCATCCTTGCTGGAAGTGCCTGGCAAAGGTGCAGACTCAATTGGAATCCTGCCCTCATAAGACTCTCTGACCTTCATCAAAGCCCTGATTCCACGAGCAGTACCGCCCATGATCTTGAACTCTTCAAAGTCATCTGGTGACCAAACACCCTTGTTGACCAGTCCCCTAGCCCAGTTCACCATGCCGTCTACCATGGCTTTTCCATTAGGGCCAAGGGCTTTCAGCTCTTCCGCTGGGTCTACCATGTCAGCGCCCATGATCTCTTGCGCTTGGGTTTGCAGGTTGCCTACCAAGTCGTCAAATGCCGCTTGGGATAAGCCGTTTTCCTTTGCCCAGTTGGTTAGAGTACTAGCCATTGGGTTGCCTTCAGCATTGTCGCCAAAGAGCTTCATGTCGTAATTACCGTCTGCTGGCGCTTTATGCTTGCCTTGGCTGATTTGCTTACGCAGATCTGACCAAGACTTGGCAATGCCTTCTAGATCAGGCTCGTTGGAGTCTTTCTTCCAGAAGTTCTCAGGCCAGAAGTCAGGACGCTCTAAGGGATCATCTGTTCCTGTAGGCGCTGTACTGGTAGCCGCAGTGGTATCAGATCGGTGTTCAATCTCTACGGCTTGTGGGTTTGATGGAGTGCTTTCATCAGTCACTTGCACATTGTCCAATAGGCCGCTGGATGCGGGTTGGTCAGTTGTTGCTTCAGTGGTCAAATTTTCCTCGCTTGGTTAATCCGTGCTTCAATTTCCCTCACTACGTTCCTTTGCCCTTCAGCAAAGTAGGCATGCGATGGGTCTGTGCCTGGCACGGCGACAGGTACATTCACATACATATCCTTCATCCACTGGAGTAGCTTCAAGCCGTCCTCAGTGCCAAAGACCCGCAGGGTAAGTCTGGCAAGGTCTTCCCTCTTTTGCTCGACTTCCCTGACGTCCGTAGGCTGTCCTATAGCCTCTAGTTCTTCCCAGCTCATTTGGCAGGAGGTTTGCCAACCTCAGACTCGTCAGCAAACGGAGACTTGCCAAGTTTCAACCTTGTTGTGGCATGTTCATACGCTTTGTCCATGATTGATGGCGGCATGTTTTGGAAGAAATTCTTGGATTGCACATCAGTTTTAAGCAAGTAATCCAGTTCCTTTTTGTTCAAAGATGGAACAATCAATGGGATTTCCATCTCTTTTCCATTGATGCCAACGCCAACAGATATCTCTGTTGAGACATTACCGTCTGGGCGTTTGAGTTCACCAAAGAACCCCATGCCTTTTGGCGCTCCATCTGGTCTATTTCCATAGTCCATTACATTGCTCCTTCTGGTGCTGGCAAGGCTCCCTGAGCCTGCATAGCCATCTGCTGTTGCTGTGCCATAGCTTGTTGCATCTGCTGGTTCTGCATGTCTTCCATCAGCACAGCACGTTCAGCCTTGGTATTCCTGACCGCTGCGGGTACACCCAGCTTGTCAGCCAAGTAGTCCACCAGCACATCACCCTTGATAGCCAACTGACCATCTGTGCCAAGCCCTTGTGCAATCTGCATAAACTGCATGATGGCATTGACCTCTTCCATGTTCTGAGCCATAGCCAATGGAGCCACTGGCACAACCTTGACCTCCAGCCCATTGACACGCAAAGGCATATCGATCAAGCCACGCTCGTCCATGACCTCAAGGATCTTGGCAACCAGCGGGATCATGGTTTCATTGATCAAACGACCAAAGGCTGAACCCAAGTTCTGAGCCAACTCCTTCATGCGCTCAACAATCTCAGTGGCAGATCGGGCGCTCATGTTGTCTGGTGGCAACGATTCATCCAGCAAGATGCGCTTGATGTTCTGCACCATGTCGTTGATGATCAATTGGCTGACGTTGAAGTCACCTGAGCGGGGTAAAGCCAGCAAAGCAGGGCCTTGTGGCCCACCATTTCGGGCAACTGGAATGATTGCGCCAGGAACGATCTTGACAGTATTTGGATTTAACACGCCATCGTCTGCCGCTGTATATACACCAGCCACCGCCAAGGATGCGTTCTTGAGTAACAGCTCTTTGGTCTTGTTCAGCGTCTTGATGTCGGGCAAAGCAGTTATCAAAGGCCCACGACCATAGATCTCACCAGCCACCTTCATGTATCGGCTGATCACCCATGGTGACATCTTGCGGCGGCGGTAGACAATCTCGTTCTTGCTGACACGGTCAATCACATGGTAGCAATAGTCACCACGGTTTGCGTCATAGATGGTGGCTTCCAGAAGCTCAATCTCGTCTGTTGGCTTGTTTTCAATGCGGCGTTGCATCTCTTCTGGGATCTCGGCATCAGGCCATTGGCGCTGGATAGCTTCACCCTTCATGCGCATGCGGCGGTAGACGTTGTCGACCTGACCATTTGCGCCTTCTTCGTAGCTTACCAAGAAGAGTGGAACAGGGATGAAGTTAATTGGATTGACATCATCGCCAGGCTGAACCATCATGCAAGCCGTACCCACAGCCAAGTCAAGCAAGAACTCACCAATGGCAATGTCAAAGTTGGATTGCTTCAGGACTGTGAACATCTCATCTGAGTACTGATCAAAAATGGCTTGTGCCTGAGCTTTTTTGTCAAATGGAATCTGACTACCAGCTTCCAGCTTTGCCCACTTGCGCTGAGGTGGAAACACGACAGACTGCAAGCGATTGGCAAACCGTTGGGTAGAGTTGATGGCAGTAGAGTCAAAGACTCGTTGCATCTTCTTAGCGCCAACAGAGCCACCTTCCCACACACCGTATAACTGGCGCTGTGGCAGGGCAAATTCATATGCGTCTTGATAGAGTTGCTGGAATTCGTCCTTTTTTGTCTGCGCTATTTGCTGGCGCTTCAAGATTTGCTCAGGACTTAGGCGCATACCGCCAGGTGCTTTTTTATCGTATTCCATGATTTCCCTTTATTCGTACCATTCAATTTGTAAAGATGCAGCGTGTGCTGTGCCATTTACGTTTGTTAATCTGAATAAGTAATTTGTCAGTGGCTTCAGTACATATTCAAGTGAACCAGCCGAACCACCACTAGACTTTTTGCCAGAACCGCCAGGGACAATCTGTGCATCAATCTCAGTACCAACTGATGTGACTGTTGGGTTGATTACCATGGCAACTTGGCTGACATTGCTGACGGCATAGTTGCGATTACGGTTAATTGGCGTAAATGCTGTGCCACCAGTGGTAGATGCGCCTTCATAGATGTACAACTCTGCGTCACCAAGACACATTGCATCAACAGTCACATGTGGAAATACACCAGATGGGGATGCCAACACAATGTTAATGCTTGCATTAGAAGCCAATGGTGCTGAGTCAGGTGCAAGCTTGTACGCAAAATAACCACGACCATCATGGTTACGCTGGTGATTGACATCAACCATGATCACAGGCGCATCAGCGCCAGCAATTACTTGCTCGCCAGCGTTGTTCTTGTGGGTCAGTGCAACAAACTGTGCCTTCTGATTTTGTGACTCACGACTAACTAACAGGGTTGCCATTATTTGCTCTTTTGTTTCATGCCAGATTCAGACATGGCAATAGCCACCGCTTGCTTTTGGTTGGTTACCTTGTCGCCACTGGAGCTTTTGAGCTTGCCAGCTTTGTACTCACGCATGACCTTGGCAACCTTCTCTTGCATCTTTGTCTTGCTGTCTTTCATGGTTCAATCCTTATCTTCCATTTTGTATTTGCTCAACAAACTCCGACCCTTTGCTGCCAGTCTTGCCGCAGATGCGGCGGTGCGTGGGACTGGTTCACCCCAAGCGTTTGCTGCCAGCGCCAATCTAGTTGGCTTACCCTTGTCATCCACCAGTGGCCCACTTGGGTTGGTGTAGAAGCGAGTCAGAAAAGATCCTTTGCGTCTAGCTTTATCACCGCTTGGTGAAGACTCTTTGACACCAGCTTGCAGATTGCCGCTTTCACCAGAACGCTCAAACTTGCGCCTTCCAGCTTCCGTCAATCCACCTTCAGGATCTTCGTACTTGCTCACTTTTTGTCCTTTGCCGCCGCCATGTTGTCTATCAAATTTGGATATGGTCTACCTGCTTTAGCTGCACGGCGCATGGCGTTGCGTTTCTCAACTGCAGAAAGCGGCTTAGACTTACCTAAGTCCTTTGGTCTTGGCTTGTCCCAAACTTCTTTCATGGTGTTGCTCCACCAAGTAGTGGTCGTGTTGCTTTGCGTGAGACAGCACCAAGCCTAGCGGCACGGCGCTCACCAACTTCACGTTTAAATGTCTGCTCTGCCATTACTTGTTTTTCTTTAAATGGCTCTGGGTTAAATTCTTCAACAACTGGTTTTGTTGGTGCTGTAGGTGCTGTAGGTGAGCTTTCAGTAAATGGTGTAGGAGCAGGATTGAGTTTTTTTACGCCAATAATAGTTGGCATTTTTCTGCTTCCTTGTCTGGTTGCTACATCCATTGAACCCATGATAGGTTCATATTTTTCTTCAATTTCTGAAATACTGTTGTAAAACTTTCCTTCAATTTTAAATTTATAAATTGGAATATTAACTCCAACATCTTCCATGGTTTCGCCAATTTTTACTTTTTCAATAGGTAGTTTTGTATATGTTGGCCCAGCTTTTTGAAAATCTTCTAACCTTTTTTGATAGTCGCTAAGTTGTTTTCTATATGACGATGCTTCACTTTCATAAATAGAATACTTTTTTTGGTATTCAGAAACGGCGCTTTCATACGGAGCCATTTTTGCAGTGACATCCTTTTGATATTGACCATAGGCAGATTCTTGTTCGCCAGTAACGGCAGCAATTTCTTGCTGATACTGTTGCGCAAGGCGACTAATGTCAGATGTACTGCGTCTTGCAGCCATCTTTTTTTGATACATTGTTGCCATTACTGCACCATCATTCCTGAGCCAAGGGTTGTTGAGCTAATGCCAAGCTCAGAATCCATGCGCTCTTGAGACAACAAAGATCTACGACCACCACGAGTGCGAGCCTTCAGTGCAGATGCTTCTGATGCGGCGGCTTTACGGCGCTCTTCCTCAGCGGCGGCTTGCACTTCTTTAGCCTTAGCTTCCATTGCCGCTTTGTTCTCACCGTATTGCAGTTGAGCAGTTTCAAACTGTTGCTTTGCAAGCTTGGCTTGTTGTTCAAGTGAAGCACCTTGCTTAGAGTATTCAAGAGTCTGCTTTGCAAGTTCTTGTCGCATAGCTGCGGCATCTCTTTGCTGTTGCATCAATGCTCGTGTTTGCTGTTCTTCAGCACCCTTTCTTGCTCGTCTTGCTTCGTTTGCTTGATAAATACTTCCACCAACAATGGCAAGTGCAATTAATGGCATAACTAACTCCTTATTAAAACTTGGTCAACTTTTTCGGCATTGGTTTCTTCGGTTGCATGGATGCAATACCACACACTGTCGGTTACCGCAATCACTTCATGATTCTTACCAGCCGCAATGTTGATGCAAGCTGGCGCATGGTATTCAATCTCAACGCCATCCACTTTTACAACCACCCAGCCCTCAGCAAGGATGCTTATGTGGTCATAAACGTGTTTGTGTTGAAGTATGAAGTGGTCTTGTGGCAGACGGATCTCCTTGGCATACAAGCCATCAGAGAAAAAGTGTGCTACAGACTCAGTCATGCGCCAATTCTATGCGCTCTAAAAGCAAAAGCAATACTATGCTATCAGTGTGATAGCTTATGTGAACACATCAAAGTCGGTACTTGCGTTCATTTGCTGTCCCAAGGGTCTTGCGCCATAGGTTGGACTGCGGGTCATGCGGTTGTATTCGCCACCGCCAAGCATTAAATAGCCAAAGGAATCGCCAATGTGCGAGTGTTCGTTTTTGTTTGGGGCATCTCGGAACCGCTCGTGTCCTGCGCCAACGGCAATGCGCTTAAAGTGATATCCACCTGCTAGCGCCTTGCGCAAAAGCTTGCATTCTCGGTTGACAATAAGACCTGGCTTGCCGCTGATCAGCCTTTGCATGGGTGCGGCAGATGCTTCTCGGCGCACTTTGAAGTCATTGCTGGCAGTTGGCTGTGCTTTTAGGCCAAGGGTTCGCAGGAAATCAAAAGCTGTTACCTCATAGATGGCATCTCGTGCCATACCAGCGGGGTCACCCCAGATCATTACTTGGTGATTGGGGTATCTTGCGTTCAGTTCAGCCAGCAGTTGAGTGCCAAAACGCTCCAGTCCCATGTCAAAAGTGACGATTTCTTGGTGGATCAGCCATCTTCCGTTGGGCAAACGCTGTCCAATGGTGGCTGCTGGGGTCAAACCAAAGTCCAATCCGACCTGAATTGGCACGGTCATATCGAGTTCTGTGTCGCCAGACATGGTACTGTCCTCGTACTCAGGCCATACTGGTCGACCTTCTTGGACGTAGGTGTACTCGCCACCTGCATAGCACTTGATCCAGTCTAGATTCTTGCCACCCAGCATTTGCAAGTAGTAGCCAGCGGGTAGATTGTTGATGTTTTCTGCTTTTGGGTTGATCTTCCACCATTTGCCAGCACTGAAAATGTGATCATTGGCTTCAGGGAACTCAGGCAAGTCATCGGTGTTGACCTCGATTACGCCGCCTGGCTGTCTCCAAAACTTCCACGCAAACTTGCCAGTCAGCTTTTCCTTCTCTGCCATCCTGTGCCACCAATGGTCATCGTCCATCGGGTTGGTATCCATCCAAATGCCTGACCAAGACGCACCGCCATCCCGCTTAGTTGGGTATCGTCCAACACGGTGAGTCAATCCATCGATCACAGCCTTGGGCAACTCCCTTGCTTCGTTCACCCAAGCGCCAGTCAGCTCTAGCGACAGCAGTTTGCGCACATCTTTGGGTTGATCAAGAGCCAAGAAGATCACTTCGCAGTCAATACCAGCGGCATCTCCACGAGCAGGCCGTCGAATGTGGTGGGTAATGGGTGGTGTCCACAGCATCGGGCCAAATGTGCCTTCAGGAAACAGATCCAACCACGTTTTGATGGTGGTGGTCTTGAGCATGGGGTAGCTATTCCTGACCACAGCCCAGCGGGAGTACCTGATTCCGTCAACAGGACTGGGTGCTTGCTGGACAGCCTTGACCATGATCTTGGCAGCACAGCCATAGGACTTGCCACTGCCTACTGGCCCCATGATCCCTTGGACAAAGTCGTTGTTTTGGATGAAATCGTAGATTACAGGCGACTTGCTGAAGTCCAAATCAATGCCAGCCATTGGCACTGCTTTTGAACTCTGCTCTTTATGTTTTGTCATTCAATGTCCTGCACATCGGGTGCTTTCATATTGATGCCAATGACAGACGGCTTTTGTCCATCATCTGGCGTATCCAGCAGACCAGAGGCTTTTGCCAGTATGCGCAACACTTGAACCTTGTCAAACAGTTCAATGTCAATGACTGCGTTGCCTTCTTTGTCTACTCGTTGGCTGATCTTCTTTATGGATTGCAGAGCATGCTCAGGGATCTTAGAGCTGGCTTTGACTCGCACATTGCCAGAGTCATCCCATTCCATGATGTCAGTGATCTTGGTGTTTGCCATGGTGAGCAGGCTATAAGCCACAGCTTCACGGTTGGCAACAATGGTTTGCGATCTCTCAATACGCTGGACGACATTACGAACACCACCCCATCCTTTTACGGAGGGGTAAGTGCCGTTTGTCTTCTTTTCTACTTTTTCAACCATCAAAAGCAGTTGGTATTGCAGTTGTTGCCATAGCAACAGGTCGTGCAAGTGACGTACTTACCATTTGCATACACAGAATGGGTCACGCAAGATGCCCATACGGTGAGGGTAGAGGCGGCTAACCAAATGCCAATCAAAGCTTTTTTCATGTAAGTCTCCGTGTTGATCAAAAAGGGATGTCGTCATCCATGTCAGCAAAGCTCTTAGATACAGGTTTCTGTACAAGAGCAGGCTTCTTGGATTCATAACCGCCAGATTGTTGTTCAACAGGAGCGCCAAGCTTCAAGCTGAACCAGACGTTGCCAGTCTTGGCATCAACATTGCGCCATGCCGACAACCAGAACTGTTGACCAGATTGGTCTGTCCACTTACCTGTTAGATCAGGATGTGACTCTTTTTCTTTGCGGGGATTCTTACGCAGGTTCCCACCTGCTTTAGCAGCTTCCATCTGTTATCTCCTTTTTGAAGTGCGACCATATGCTATCACGATGCAAGCATTGCAGACAACAATTATTTGTGGCATAGTTCAGTTGGGGCCATCACTCAGCCCTCCACAAGGCAGGCAGCTTACCAAGTGGGATAAACGTACCGCATCCATCAGGACTTCCAGTAGCCAGACAGCGAACAGGGCCATACAGGTGGAGCCAACAACTAACAATTGTCGGTCAGGTTAGATAAACAAGGTGCTGCATCTCTAACGAGATCTAATCACTTTTTTTAGTGAGTGCCATAGTTCGTCCACCAACTAGGTTTTGTCCACAGGACAATAAATGCCATTTGTCCGCCAGGACAATAAACAAAGCTTCTGCCAAACAGCATTAACCTACAGCTATAAAAATCAGGGAAAAATTCAGAGAGACCCCCCTCGATAGGGTGACAGGGTGGGGGGGCAAGGGGTCGTCTTTAATACTGGCGTATTACTGCGCTCTGCTGTCAGACTGTGCTACTTATGAGCGACATTAGGCATCGATCTGTAGTAACACCTGCTTTATACAATGTCCATTATGTTAACCACAGCCCCTAAACGTACTGCTTAAGTTAGCATTTTAGCCAGTATCTGCTCGATGTCAGCAGGTGTCGCTGCTGCACCTGCCTGCTGCTGCGCTGCTGCGAATATCTCGCTGCCTACTGCTTTCCTTATTGCTTCTAATTGACTATCTAAACCTAGATGCGAATCACTATCATTAAGATCTAGATTACTAATCACCTGATCATTCACTTTGCCTGCTTTACGTTTAGCCATGGTTTCTCCCTTTGCGCCTGTAGGCTGTTGATTTTCCTGCATGAATGGGGCTGATTCTCCGCTGATCGCCACAATGTCAGCCAGTGTAAGATCTGCCTTGTATATGACCTGCCTTGTATGCGCTCGTTCACCCTTAAACCCATAGTAGATGACTTTTACATACCCTGCCTTGATCAATGCCCTAGTCAGCACTGCTGCCCTGTTTAGGCTTATTCCGAAATGATCTGCAATCCTTTGCAGCCCGACCCATGTCAGCCCTGCCCTGTTGCTGTATGCGCAAAGCATAAGCAGTACTCGCAGCTGCATCTCTGTTATTGATCTGTCAGTAATGGCCCTAAACGGAACCACTGCGAAATGACGTAGATCTGGCTGCTTTTCTTTTTGCTTGATCCTAGGCTTTTTGGGCAGTGCTATTGATACTGGCTGCATGCGCTGCATTGTAAGCAGGCATAAAAAAGCCCCAATTAAGGGGCTGTTAAGGGTTAGCTGGGTTTAATGTCTGTCTGCGCCATGGTTAGCTAATCGCTGCGCTGCCCTGATTTTCCTGACTGCTGCGCTGACTGTTGACTGTCTACACTCTACTAGGGCTGCTGCATTTTGCTGGGTACGATTAAAGACAATGCATAACTTCGCTGATAGCCAGGCTTTACTGCCAGGCTTTAATCTTGCCAGTACTGCCAGGGCTTCAAATTGATCGAATGTCATAGCAGCCCCTTAAATAGTGCAGCATCCGCAGCATGGGGCATCGATGCACCTGCCTGCTGCATTACGAGTAAACATGCGATATCTGCCCTGCTCGTTTAGGGTTATCGTGTCAACCCGACAATCGCCTGGCTCGCTGAACCATGCTTTTTTGGTGGCAGTGTCATAAGTTATTTCATCCCCTGGCCTTATCGGCGCTCCCGATATGGCGCAGGTTCCCCGATATTTAGCTATCATGGTTTTTTGCATGGTCAACCCCTGTAAAACAAAAAGAACGACAGCATCAAACCCATGGCTATCGCTGCGAGAATGTCTAGGATCTTTTCTTTCATGCTGCCACCTGCTTTAATTGAATTACTTTATGCATTTTCTTGCCATGGGCAGGATATGCGATAACCTTTACTTTTTTGTCCCAGCAGGCACGGCATCCGCTGCACTGCCCTGCATTCTCGTAAGCCCTGCACAATGTCACCCCTTTGGGCAGGCTGTCGCTGTCTGCCACTATGACGGAACCATGCAGCCCCTTAGTAAACTGCCCCTGTATGCTGTCACTGCTAAACCTAACCGATACATTAGACAATGCAGCCATGGCTGTTAACACCTGCCTGTACTTAGGGAATTTATGCATGCGTGTAGGTAGCCAGTGCTTTACCCATGGTGTACGCTGCATTACTTCTAGGATCTTTTCTGCCAGTGCTAAGGTGTACATGTCGCCACTATCAAACCACCGAAAATAGCTATCCTTTGCCAGTGCCTGCACCATATCGTCAGCCCATGCCATGCGCTGCCAGTCAATACGGTTAAATTCCCTAGGGGCTTTAACTGTCTGCATGGCATAAAACCCTGTAGTTGCATAGCAGCCCTTGCATGCGTCTACCAAAACGCCAGGGCTTTCAATACTGCCAGGGCAGGTATCTAGGGCCTGCAGCGACCATGAACGGATCCCATCAAGCTTAGATGTAATGCTAATCTTTACTGCTGCTGCTGTTTTAGTGTGTCGCATGGTTTACCTCGATTAATACTAGGGCTGCTTTTTTGCATAGATCTACCTGCTTTTCTGTTAAGCCCTGCGTTAACTGTAGGGCTATCTGCGTGGCCTGCTGCGCTTTACTGTCGCTGGGCGCAGTAATGGCTAGGGCTAGGGCATTAACTAGCATGGCCTGCTGTGTTTCAAGATAATTCATGCTGCACCCCCCATAATTAAGCGCTTAAGATCTTTGATTGACCTGCCAGTCATATCTGACAATTCACGCAGGGTAAGGTTTAGGTGTGTGTCGAAATAATGCACTATTTCGGCATCCGTGCTGCTGTAGTTGGGCTGTTTATCGTCATTCATGCTGCCACCTGCCATTTAATTTGATCCTGTGCTACCTGTATTTCATAGCCCAATTGGATTATTTGATCTAAGGTTGTTTCTTTCAGGGTTTTAGTGCCTGCAATGGCTGCGAATAACTGGGCCTGTTGACACACAGGGTAAACCACCCAATTACCATAATTTTTATCTAAACGTATAGTAATTTTCATGTTATGCCCCTTGGTTTTCGAGATATGCAACAGCAGGCATGAACAGCAGCGAACCGACAGCAGCCCATAAAAACGCAAAATCCTGTGTACCGAATGCATATCCGATAAAACACAGGCAGGCTTTAAGCCCAAAATACATAGTGAATGAATAGTCTTTTCTCATTGCAAGCCCCTTAATAGGTGGTTTCAGAATGTATCGGCGCTGAATTGCTAACCGATGCACAGAATATAACGCAGCCACCTGCTGTATGTAATAGGTGCTTACCCTAATATTTGAATTTATTTATTGACTGTCTACGAAAATGCAACAGCCCTGCGCTGACTGGCTGCTGATCTGCTGCCCCTGCTGGCAGGTTTTCCCATGCCTAACAGCGAAATTAACTATTCTGTTTTCAACTCGCTGATTTTGGGTGATTTTTGACAATGCCTGTATGCATGCACAGTGAGAGAAATTACCTACTAGCATGCCGATGGGGGTCAAAAGATACCACCCATGTTGGGGCCATGAAATTATTTCCTAGATTTCTGCGCCAACGATTTGGCAATTTTGTCTGGCAATTTCAAGCATTTTCTGCTGGCTTGTCTTTGCGCATGATTGACAAGAACTCATCTTGTATGCCCACATAAAAGCCATACGGCTCTTTTTCCAGCTCTTGCACACGGAACCAAGCATGCGCCTTGGCAGCAGGCATTCTTGCCATCCATACCAAGTGCGCCAGCAAAGCTTCGTAATGCTCAGGATCAGCGTTCTTCATCAACATCTTGTAAGAACAACAGTACTTGTGCCATTAAAAATAAAGAACCAACTGTAATGACACCACCAAGAAACATAAGAATAACTGAAACCATGCCTGTCTCCTTTATTTGCTTTGCCTTGCCCTTGAATATATATTGACCTGCTTCTTCTCTGTCAGGCTAATGCGCTCCCTTGAAGCTTTGCCAAGCACATGCCCAGCAGCTACCTGCCTCAGCTCTTTGTCCCTTGTCCATATGCTTGGCTCATTACGCCATTCAAATGCATTCTTCGTTTTCATTTCTTCATTGCCCTTACATATATCGTCAAGCTGTCAATGGTGTCAGCACCAAAGCCAGTCATCTTCTCTATCTCTGCCGCCACTTCTTCAATGACTGTGTTGCGCAACACCTCGTAGAACTCTTGTGCTGTTACTGGCTTGATCTCCTGCTCAACACGCTGCTTTAACTCTGCCATTCTTGTCTCCAAGTTAATCAGTACATCTATCTGTCGCTTGCGGTTAAGCGAATGCTCAACAGCCAACCTGCGAGACACACTGCCTGTTTCCCAATCGTTAAGTTCCATTTGTTTTCCTCTTGGCTGACACTGTGAACCTACCAGCCTTGCGAAAGATTGTTCTCAGACTGTTGTAGTTAACGCCGAACCTGATGGCAATCTCTTTCTTGCTGAACCCTTGGTCATGCAGGCTAAATGCTCTGCGCTCGTCAATTTGGATCGGCTTGCGACCCGCACCTTTCCTGGCTCCACCCATTACTGCAGCCCCATAGGATCTTCATCAATCATTAGATCCTTAATGCGCTTGAGTTCCCTTGCCATCATCACCATCAATTGACTATTGGCATTAAAAGCCTCAGCTAATTGCTCAAACTGCTGTTCAAGATAAGAGATGCGCTGCTCCAATGTTTCTTCAATCATGGCAATAACTCCAATACTGTTACCTCAATCCGAGGAGAACCATATGCCTTACTGCTGTGCAACTCGCACACCTGGCTGTCATCCACCCACAAGATGCCGTTGCCAGCATCCATGATTGCCTTGATGTAGTTGTCCAGATCAGGCTTGCCCACTGGTCTTTGCTCTCCAGACTCAGCTTGCTGGCGCTTGGCCTTTGACCAACTGACAGGGATAGTCTTGTAGACCCGCACAGACAGGGCTATAGGCGTGTCCAAAGGATCTTGGCTACCCATGGCATGCTTGGCTGCTTGAGCTATCTCCTGCTCCCAATCCGCTGTCTTCTTGGGCGTATACGTCTTCACAAATCCCCCTTGACGAGCGAATCTCGGTCTGCCTTTCCCCACAGGCTCTCCACAAACGACAAAATTCACCATCAAAGTCATCAAGATCCCCTGTTATTTGCATGGCTCGGTTGACCACGCTGTCTGGTACTGGTCTACCCTCTTTCACGCTGTCTAAGATGCGCTTGGCATCCTCAAACGTCATTTGACAGCCCTCAATGGCTTGATAAATGGCAGGTTCACTTCCTTTTCGGGAGGTGGTGGGGGCAAAGTAATTGATGGTGGTGTCCACCCAGCCTTGCGCCATGTAGCCTGCACATCAGCACCACGCTGGTACTTAAAATTTTCAGAAGTCAAACGCACACTTGGCAAAGTGATTTTGGTTCCTTCAGGTGGCATCCATTTGGTCATACTGATCCCTTTAAAAAAGCTTGAATCCTGTCGTCGGAAGATGAATAGACGGCAGACAAGCCATCAATTATCAGAGTCTCAACAATGGCAGACTGGCTTTTACGCTGGTCAATGGATGCTTTTTGCAACAGCACCTTAGCCTGTGGACGTACCCGAACAAGCAATTGTTGGGTTTCGATCTTTGGTTTGTTGAATGTATGTTTCATGCTATCAATTCTATATCACATTGATTTTATGCAACTAGGGAAAGTACCTAGAAAATCAGCATCCATTGGTGTTGTAAGATGCTATCACTTTGCAATCATGCAAGGCAAACAACCTACCTATTAAGGAGAGTTCAATGGAATTCGGCACAATTTGGAAAAAACTTGTACGCCGCAACGACCCCCACACCAGTCAGGAAGCCGCCAAGTCTGTCAACACGACAAACATGGAGCAGATTGTTTACGAGGTGATCGCAGGTTATCCACAGGGATGCATTCAAGACGAGGTACTAGCTCATCTAACGAGCTACCCCTACTCTACAGTGACAGCCCGATTCAGATCTTTGCTGGACAAGGGTTACATCATTGACACTGGGTTCACCCGCCCTGGTCGATCAGGAAGAAAACAGCGGGTTCTCATCATCAAGGAGTTTCACAATGCCTAAGCTTACCTCGGACACCATGCTGTCTTGCTCACAATTACCCAGCCTTTTTGGTGTCAGCCCTTACAGCACACCCAACGATGTCCTTACCTTTTGCATGAAAGCCATGCGGGGTGAAGATCCTCGTACCCAAGCAGGTGAAGCGGCAGACTGGGGCAATGCCTTGGAGCCAGCCATCATTGCTGAGATGGCAAAGCGCCTTGGGCTGAAGAGCTACGTCATGCCCGACACTGCCTTCACCCACCCGCACCTGCCACTTGCCGCTAGTGCTGATGCCATCGGTACACCAGAAGAAAATGTGGTCATCCAGCATGATCCCAGCAAAGGTATCTATGTGGTTGGCGCTGACAGCATTGCGCTGATTGGCAATGGTGTATTGGAATCCAAGCTGACTCGTGGTCATCCAGAGGATCAACTTCCCCTATACCGTGGGCCAATCCAAGTGCAGGGCGTGTTGATGTGTACTGGTCTGAGTTGGGCAGCAATCGGTTGCCTGTACTCAGGTGTGGAATTGCGCATCTTCCTGTTCAAACCCCATGGCGAAACCAAAGAGCAGATTGAAAGCAAAACAACAGACTTTGCCAACCGACTGACAACCTTTGAGGAAACTGGCGACATCGACTACTACCCTGCCGCCAATACCAAGGATGCCAACAGGGTATGGGCGACAGCCAAAGAAGACGAGATCGACTTAGGCATTGATGGCGAG